ACGACTAAGACCATTAGAATCCCAATTAAAGCTATTCTTATTTGTTTCATGGAATAGTTTGAACTTAACGCCTTGACCACGCTTTAGCGCAGTATTTAGAAACTCACGTAACAGATGTGTAGTCTCTCGTTTAGTGATATCCCACTTAACTGGCTTAGAACCACCATAGAGTGTTAGGATACCTTTACTAATGTTTAGATAACCGTCTTTACCTTGAAAACGAGTGCGAATTACATTTGTCATTCTTATTTTCCTTATACTGTTTCTTGATAGTAATTTACGATACCGTGAGCAGCAAAGTAAGCTTTAGCTACTTTTTCATTAGGGAAGAAGCAGTAGGAAACACCTACTACCCCATGTTCCCAAGAGTATTCAACCCAACCATCAACAGGTTCCCAAGGATCTGACTTAGACCAGATCTCATACTCTTCTTTAGTCATGCCATACTTAGACATTAGTGGGTCTCATACCAATTTTTACCGATGGCGGCTGAACCGTCCATAATCATTGCTCCGAATTGTTTAGGGGCTTCTCTAAAAGCCTTTAATGCTAGTTCCTTAGCTGCTTCAGCTTGGTCTTCACGAACAAGAAACTGACACTCATCGTGATACACAATAAGAGGTTGCCAGTCAAAGCCACCTTCGTCTAGCTCGTTTTGTAGTTGATCAATAGCTGCAGCAACAGTAATTTTTTCAAAGGACTGTAGAAGATAATTTAGTGCAAGACGTTTACCTTCCATAAAGATAGGACGACCGTCGAGAGCCATGATATAGCCTTTACCAGTCTTAGCTTCAGTAGCCTCGAACATCTTTTCAAGTCGAGTTACTAGTTCATTTAGACCGGGAATCTTTCTTAAGAACTCATTCTTAATCTTTAGACCAACTTCATTATTACGCCTTCCTGTTACGATAAGTGCTAGCTTACCGGGACCACCGGCGAAGATTAGAGCATAGAAGAAAGCCTTTGCTCTCTTTCGTCCATCTGGACCCATGGGGCCAACAATAGACTCAAGAATCTTTCTGTTAAAGTCATGAATATCACCTGTGCAAACAGCTTCGGTGTACTCTTTATTCTCAAGATAGTGCGCTAGAGCACGGTTCTGGTTACCCTTAGAGTCAGCACCAACAATTACATAGCCTGCTGGACTACTGAACAAACTGCGGATTTCAGGTCCGAAGGTAGCATCGGCAGACGGGATGTTAGCAATAATCCCATGACGAGAACGAGCAGTAGGAGTACCAATAACGAAGCAATCACCATGAATACGTCCAAGATCAGTGACATTTTCTTCTATCCATGTTTTAAGGATTGAATGACGAGAACGAAGAGTGTAGTACTTGTTGATCTTTTCACCAACTTCACCTAGAGGCTCAAGAGAAGCTTCGGTCAACTTGGGGCTAGACTTTACAGGTACACCTTTATCGTTCTTAACATAGTTCCACTCGTCAGGTTCCCAACCTAGATTATACAGAAGATCTTTGACAGATTCCATAGAACCGATATCTGGTTGTACTACTTCAACACGACAATAGTCACCCCACACTGGACGATCTTCCTCTTGACCACGAGCAGGATCAATCTCGAACCAAGCAGCAGTTCTTACAGCATAGTTACCTGTCTTGACCCAAGCAGGGGACTTATATTCAGGATCAGAGTCTACTTTAGCTAGTTTCATTCGTAGCTGAGGATTGATAAAGTCTTCAATCTTAGCCATTTCATCTTCTAGCTGTTGTTTTACTTCTAAGGCTTTAGCAACATCGAAAGGCCAACCATGTAGAATAGAACGGCCAACATAGCGAGAAATTCCATGTTCTACTTTTAACCCTAGTTTCAACTTGTCTTTGTTTTTACGAGAGCTAAGTTCATCTATTAAGTAACGATAAACTTTAACGTTCAACTCAACGTCTACTACACAACGATTCCGCATTTCAGGACTGTATTGTGACCAGTCTTCATGCTCTACTTTAGGATACTTAAAGAACTCACCCCAAGCCTTTAGACTATGCCCAAATCCAAAACGTTTATAGTTAAGGACTTGGGACATAATCATTGTATCTACTAGCTTCTGTGTCTTCTTAGGTTTCCAGCCAAGAAGTTTCTCAAGCACTAACAAGTCATACATTAAAATGTTATGGCCTGAAAGTAACCTACAGCTATCAAGAAAGCTTGGTAACTCTTTTAGTGGTCTTGCATCTTTGTCATAATCCGAGAAAACAGTCTGTTCACCTGTACTAAGATCCCTAGCTACAAAAATCCAAATAGTAGTAACCTCTGGGAGTAGTCCGTCCGTTTCGAGGTCAAATACTACTTGTTTATTTTTTAACATAGTCTACAATCTTAAACTTTTCGTTTGTTAGGGAGCGAAGCTGGTTGATCAGAATTTTTGCGGTACCATGAATATACGGACCCTCTGGAAACCCTAGCTCACGTAGGAGAGGACCAGTATACCCGATACCACTCTTATAGTTATCACGTTCACGAACAACGACAAAATTTTCTAGCATATTATACTTCTCCGAGTACTTGGACGATCTTGTCTAGGTCAATTTTATTGTTCTCTGAACACATACCTAGAATCGTCTTCAATGTTTTACTTTCAATACCATAGATACCTAGCAACTCTTCTTCGAGAGCAGCAGGATCAGACCAATCTACTTTACTTGCTGAGACAGCTAACGACAACAGTGATGAAGGACTAACACCCCAACCTCGCTTGATAAATTTGTTTAAACGGCTAATAGCAGAAAGAACGAAACGTGTATGACCTGTGTAGATCAACTCATTCTTAGCTAGAGACTCTTGGCTACGACCTTCATAGTATACAGAACCAAGGAGAAGACCAAGTGGATTAGGTCTCCAATACACCTTACAGTGTTCGTAGTCGAAGGTGGTAAACACCTCTTTAGGTTCACCAATAAAGCGGAAGATCAACTGAACTCCGTTTGTCAGTGTTAGAGCATTTTTAGAAAGATAACAAGGATAAACTTTTACTCGTTTGTTACCTTTGAGTTTCTTAACAGTATCGTTAAACTCTTCAATAAGGTCTTCAATACTAACTTGTGTTTCTCTAGCTAGTACTAAACGTCCTCGTTGTAAGTTTGGATTAATTGGATCGACATCGAACTGTAGTTTGAAGTAACTCCCAACTCCAATCCTCTGGATCAGTGTGTTGAAAACAGCTGTAGCTGCTTTTGTTGTTGTAAAGAACAAATCATAATCTTTAACATGCTCATCTTTTGCTGTACTTACAATAGCACCGCCAGCAATGAACGAACTACACAGAATCTCCTTATTGAAGACAGTAGAGCTAAGTTCTAGCTCAGTTAGTTTGTTTGTGCAGAGATTATTTACTGTTCTTAGAAAACTCATTTTTTCATCCAGCTAAAGACGTTACGAAGGTAGGTTAGGTACCAAACAGACTTGTTTAGTTCTTGTACTTCATCGTCCTTTCCACCTAGACGTAGCATGTATTTCCATGTTTGACCTTTTAGGTGACCACGGAACTCTTCAGGAGTCATCATAAACTCCATCACTTCAATGTATTGAAGGCTAATAGAACCGTCTGGTTGGGTTACTGCTTTAACACGTTCTGCCGGAATTACAAGAACACCTTGGTAGTGTTTAGGGTTAATTGCATCACTCATTTTAGGATTCCAGTTTGTTGAACAAGGTTGTCGATAAAGTAGGCTAACTCTTCTGGGTCATCTGTTTCCCAAGACAACTTAGAGTCTAAGTGTACTACTTTGACTACTAGACAATCTAGGGTTTTATGTTTCCTTCGAAGTTTAGTGAAGAAGCGTTTAGCCTCATTAGGATCGAAGGTTACTCTATTAGGTCCACGTTCAGCATCAAGATGAATACTGAACTCCCACTTAGCATTACTTCGTTTCAGCCTCATATTTACCTGTAATATGCTAGAGTTGCTTCCAATGCGTCTTCAAGTGTAGAGTGAATTTCAGTTGAGAAGACCTCGACAAAAGGATGTACTAATCCCGGTTCAAGTACAGTGATAACAGTTTTACCTTGTTGAGAAGCCAAAGCTAACTCACAGATAGAACCCCATGCTTTTCCCTTACCTCTTGCTCTTAGATTCAGAAGAACAACATTTGAATTACGGATATCTTGAAGGTCTAGCTGAACAATCTTTCGAGCTAGATTAAATGTATAAGGTTGGTCGTGAAACTTTTTCCTTCGTGTTGGATCTAGCGTATGAATCTGATGCCCATGAAAGAAGCTAGTGGCAGTTTCCCGCCACTCTGTTGCTTCTTTTAGACTGATTCCTTCAATTGGTCCAGCAAGGTAAACAGTCATTGTTTGTTCCTATCAGTAAGGGTCGTTTTCGTCGTTCTTGTTTTCAGTGTTTTCGACGATCTCATAATCGTCAGTTAGCTCAAACTCGTCAGCATCCCCCCGAGCCTCGAACTTAATTAGCTTCTTAATCTGAATACCTTTTAGAGTACGACCAGATTTATCTTCTTTAGTAAAGAAGCTGATGTTCGCAATAGAACCATTACCTACAGTATTAGGATCTACAGGAGTACCATCAGCGAGAATAACGTTGACTGGTTTGTTTGGTTTTGTTACGTCTTCGTTACCGTCTTTATCAGATTGGAAAGCATAACGAGATAGGCTAGTCTTGTAGACAAGCTTACCATCTTTGTCTTCCATTGGTGAGAACTTAAAACCATAGTCCTTTTCAAGTGACTCTTTGGTCTTCTTGTCCTTTACACGAATTTGTACAGAGAACTTTGCTGGACCCTTGTTCTGATAACGTTCAGGACGAGCAGGATCGCACTTAACCCAGTGAATTTCAACGTTGTTAATAATAGCCATTAGACATTTCCTTTTTATTTTAAGACAGTTATAGACAGTTTAGCATTTCTGCTTTATAGCTAAGAGGTGGTTACACTACTAGAAGTCGGCTCTTGCAGCGTCAATTAAACTAACAGTGTAGGGATCACCATATGATTGTATGTAGTGATCAAGGCTTAGTGCTCCTTCCTCTTGTTTTTGTTCCCACTTAGCAATTGCCTCGTCTGGGGTATCTGCCTCGATTACTACGACAGACTCAAGCTTACATATAACAGCAAATTTAGCCATCGTTTCTCCTTAACAGAAACAGAAGTCAGATTCAAGTACTTTAGTAATATCAAGGTTGCCACGTTTAGGCATCATTGACTCACAACCAAGTTGTTTGAGAATATGTTTTAGAGGATCTCCTTTGTATAGTTCAACGAACTTCTCCCTTACTAGTGGGAAAAGCTTACTCATGTTACCTGCAGTGGTACCCCAAGAGTCATGGATAGCAGCAACGTCAAAGTCTGCTGCATGAATCACCATAGCCATATGAACAGCATCAAGGCTATGAACGATATTAGGGCTAGCACCTAGCTTCTGAGAATCTTTGTCTAGTGTAGACTCTTCCCAGTTCTCTACAACAACATGGAAACGACTGTCACCATAAGATAACCAAGTTCGGTTACTTGTTGGTTGACGATAGTTTTGAACAACAGGAAAGTTAGTCACAGGTGACTTCCAAGCCATGTACTCATGCTTGTCGTTGTAGATGTCTGCTACTTGTTCGAACAACTTTAGAAGGCTACCTGGCCCTTTTAAGTCTTCATAACAAGCAGCATGTAACTCACGGCCTAACATAGAGGCCCAAAGCTTCTCTTGTTTACCTAGATACTCATTGATAGTTCGAGTGTCATCCCAAACTTGTTGACCCATACCATAAGGTACAGCACCGTAGGCAGAAGTCATAACTGGTCGCTTACAGATCTTTCGGCGAACCTTTAGATCTTTGATTCGATTCCAGTAAACAGGATAAAGAGCTTCTCGTAGTTTTCGATTGTTGTTTCTCCAAGTTTGTACTGCAGTATAAGCAAGAGCTTTTTTCTCACTACCTGCAGGAGAATCATCATACTCTTTTTGTAGACGTTCAGCTTCGTTGAGGATATAGTCTAGCTGTTGAAAAACAATACTAGGTACTTTCATTTCAAGACGTTCAAGACGAGTCCAAACCTTTTCAGCTACAAGAGCATAAAGGTCGCCGGGCAACTGACTAGGAACAAGGTTAACATAAGGAGCTAACTCTTCGTCCTTAGACATAGCTGTTAGGTGTTGAGAACCGTTATTAGAACCGTCGATGAACAGTGGTAGATGAGACACAAACAACTCTTGTGGATGACCTGCATCACACCAGTTTTGTAGTAGTCTTAGCTCCATACAGAAAGCAAGGAAGCTAAAAGGCTTATCCGCTTTCATCCAACCTGTATTGTCATAAGGATTGTCTGCATAACTAAGAAACAACTCAAAGTTTTGTAGACAGAACTCTGCACGATCATCAAGTTCGCATTTATCATTACCCCAAGTGTTAGAGCCATGAACGAGCATCCAAAACAGACCCTCCTCCCCAATAGGTACTCCATTAGCAAACAGAAGAAGGCTCTTAGCGTTATCACTAGATTGCTCATGAAGGAAAGCAGTATTAGGATACAACCGACCACGGAAGTCAGTATTATAAAGATGATAGAAGACTTTGTCTACATTCTTTCTAGCTAGCCTTTGAATTGAACTTAACTCAATATATAGGCTCTCTTTCTTCTCGATATCCTTTTCTTGTTTGTACTTTAACGGATTGTTTTCTACATCGTTCTCAGCGTAGTAGTCAATCACGTCAAGTATAGGTTTGTTAATAATCCAAGGAGTAGAGCCTAGTTTGTTTAACACATCGAACAACATTTGGTGTTCTTCAGCATTAACCTTACTAGTAACCTCAGGACTTGACTTCTTAATAATAGAGTAGCCAAGTGGATGCATTGGTCCTGTCCAAGGCTCTGGTGGAGTATTCACAGGAAACAAATCAATTTCTTCTTCTGTGTTTAGCTCTTCCCAAAGGTCGAACAAAGACTTACGATTCTTAACTGCAACTGTATAGGTTAGATACTTTGAT